AGCATGGCTGGTGGTGGCATCGTTGCTTTTGCTAAAGGCACAGAAGAAGCTGTGGACTCTTCGTCATATGAAGATGACGAGGATGATGACGATGAAGAAGAGCAGGGGGCTGAGTCTTTACCTGTTGAAGACCGTCCTGTTCCACAGGGCAGGGATATTGAGGGGCTTGTACCAATTGGTCCCGCTCCTTTGAGTCGTCAACCTGAGTTTGCACCGATTGGTCCCGCCCCTTTGGGTCGTCAACCTGAGTTTGAAAAGTTAGGCCCAGGGATTAGTATTCCGCCTCAGCCTGCTCAAGCTATCCAAGCCCCTCAAACTCCACCCGCAGCTCAACCAGCACCACAGGGCCTTGCTGGTCTCCAAGCTCTTGCTGCACAAAGACGTGGGGCTGCACCACAAGCGCCAGTAATGGCTACCCGTGAAAGCATGGCTAGGGAAAACCCGGCTATGTATGGGGTACTGAACAAGCCAGTCGGTGCGGAGTATTTGGCTGGTTTGGAAGCTGCAGTGAAAGCGCAAGCAGCACAAGATCCTGCTGCACTAGAGCAACTGCAACGCAACAAGCGCATGGACTTGTTTAAGTCAATGATTGCAGCAGGTGAAGCCACTCGTGGCCAAGGAGGGCTTGGCGCATTACTTGGCGGGTTTGGCAAATCCATGATCCCTGCTATGGAAGCTAGGGCAGAGGAAGAAGCCAAGATAAAGGGGCAGGGCACTGAGCGCCAAATGCTGCTCAACAAGGCCAAGTTTGAGATTGAAAGGTTGCAGCTTGCCCAAGCCAATAACGACCTGAAGACTGTTAACGCTGAGAGAGCCAAACTGTTCAAGACCGCTGTTGACGCATACGTCTCAGGAAACGCACTGCTTGGCAAAGAAATCGCTGCGGCTGCTGGGCTTGAGGGGAGGAAAGTTGCTGCTGCAGCTACTGAACAAGCTGCTCGTATCCGTGCTGCTGCGAAGGGTCAGGGTGCGGCAAAGCAAACTGATCTGGATAAACAGTATCAGATTGAACTTGATGCGTTGCTAGCTAGTGGGGAGCCTAATGATGCCGCTACTCGCAAGCGGGCAATGAACACCGCGCAGGATCGAATTAGCAAGTCGGCTGGCACTTATCGCGCAGAAACCACTGCGCAAGAAAAGGCTGATGCGTGGGTGCAGATGCAGCTCCTCACTGGGCCGAGGGCTAGGGAGCTTCGGGCACTTCGCAGATCCGATCCCGCTGCATATAAGAAAGCATTGGAAGAGCTTGAGGCGGAAGGCCAAAACAGGTATGTTCGCCAGGGTGGCGCACCTGCGCCTAGACCTGCGCCTTCTGCAGCCCCTCTTGGCTCCCCTGGGAACCCAATCAAAATCCCTGGTTGAGGTAATACATGCCGGTTTACGAATTCAGAGGCCAGCACTACGATCTATCTGAAACAGATCCCGCTGCAGCAAAGGCCAAGATCCTTGCGTACATCGGCGCTCAATCTCAGGCCCCACAAGCCCCCAAAACCCCAAGCAAAGAGCGCACTTGGGGTGAGGCAGTTACTGATCCACTGGTTAGTGCAGCCGGTGGTATTGGTTCTCTCATCAAGTTGCCTGGGCAGTTGTACGGGCTGGCTACAGGTGACTTCAGCCCCACGGGGGCGCTTGGCTTTGGGCAGTCGGTAGAGGATTACTGGAAGGCCAAGAAGTCCGAAGGCTTGCTTGCGCGTGAAGCCGAGCGCAAAGCCAAGATCCAAGAAGCTGAGAAGCAAGGGCAGCTTGCTGCTGCAAAGACTGCGTTTGGTGAGACCATCACTGATCCGGCTCTGCTCACTAGCTTCCTGGGAGAAAACATCCCGCAGCTTATCCCTGGACTTGCTGCTGCGCGTGGTGTAAAGGCAGCTACTGGACTGGCTGGGCTGGGTCCTGCTGCGCAAGCAACGGCTGCTGTTGGTGCTGCCAAGGGTGTCGGCGCAGTTCAGCAAGGTGCTGATGTAGGTGCTGAGTCCTACGGAGAAATCTACAAGACGCTCATCAAACAGGGGGCGTCTCCTGATGAAGCCAAGGCTAAAGCCATCAATCTTGCACGTGCGTCTGGCGCGTCGGCTGCGGTCATCTCCATACTTGCCAATTCTCTGCCCGGTGGTAGCGCTATTGAGCGTGCTATGGCTGGTGTTCCCGGCAAGGGCGGACGCCTCATGGGTGCCGTCAAGGGTGGTATTGGCGAAGGTTTTGTAAGTGAGCCCGCTGAAGAAGTTGGTGGTAAGTTTGGTGCCAACCTAGCCCTGCGTGAAGTAGCTCCTGAGACACCGCTGACCCGTGGCTTGGGTGAAACCGCTGGTATGGCTGCTGTGGGTGGCCTCGGTATGGGTGCATTGTCTGGTGCCCTGCAAACCCCTGGCACGGCTGAAGCCGCTCCACTCACACAACAACCCCAAGCCCCAGCCGAGCGCGTCGAGCCAACACTGGGTGCTCAGCCACCTCAGCAACCTACACCCCCCGCTCCACCTGCGCCGGAAGCAAAGCCCGCTGGCTACCAAGAACTGTTTAACAAGTACCGTGGTATGCGGATGTCTGCTGAGAACGCGGACATGCTGGCTCGACAAACTCTTGCAGAGCAGGCTGCCAAGGCTCAACAACCGGAAGCGCCAGCGGCACCAGAGGCCCAACAACCCGCAGCACCTGAAGAAGGTGTGCCGGAAGATTTCCAAAAGCGTGTAGTCGAGCTTACTCAGGAATACATTGATGCGGGAGTGCCCCCGCAGGACGCTGCCATCCGTGCGATGGAGCAGGCACAAGCTGAGGCACAAGCAGATGAGATTGCCCAGAAGGATCAAGAAGGAGCGCCAAGTGTTGCAGCACCTATCGAACCAGCAGTTGGAGAAGGCGTTCAAGTGGCTGGCGAGCCCAGTGCAGGAGCCCCCGCCCCAGGAGTTGGAGAGCCTCCAGCAGGTGGAGTGGTTCCTACTGAGCCGGATGCTGGACGGCCTGATGCAGGAGCAGCAGGGCAGCCGAGTGCAGTAACTGAAACACCGGAGCAAAAAGTACAACGCCTCACCAAAGAAGCGGATGAAGCAGAAGCGCAAGATATAGCCAAGGAAGCTGCATTCCAGCAAAAAGTTGATGCTGCCAAAAAAGATGCTCGCCATCATGCACGCACGGCGCTTGACCAACGCAACGACTACAGTGGCTTGGATGATGCGTTTGACTCATACCGCGAGAACTTTGCGGATACGCTGCGGGAGCAAGGAGTCACTGACCCATTTGTAGTTGAAAGTGCACTCAAGGAATTTGGTGCTGAGGCAGATAGGATTAAGAGTCAGGTTGCTGAGGTAGCTAGAACTCGCAATATCACTGAAGCGGATGCACAGAGTGTTGTCAATCGCACCCCTCCGCCCGCAGCACCTGCAGTACCCACCACCCCACCCACCAAGCGTGGGCGTAAGCCACTTGCACCTGAGCAAAAGGCAGCAAGCGACGAGCGTCGGGCTGAGCAACGTAAGCAAGCCAACGCTGCAGCACGGGAAGTTGAGCAACTCGGCAGGGCTTTGGATGAAGCTCTCAAGCCACTGGATGAGACTCAGTTTGGTGATGAGCAGTCGCTGGCCGACGCTAGGGCCGACAAGCAGCGCGAGAAGGTCAAGGCCATCCGTGACCTGTATGACTTCTCCAGGGCCAACCGCAACACTCCGGGGGCACGTGCTACTGAACTGCTGAAGAACCCAGCGATCACGCCCAAGGAACGTGCTGACATTGAAGCAGGCTACCGCCTGCGCCAGAAAAACAAAGGCAAGATTCAGTCTTCACAAATTGGTGAATCTGCTGCGCCCGCCAAAGCCGACTCCGCATTCCGTGGATTCACTAACGCGACACAGGCGCTCTCACACATCGCCAAGACCGGCTCAGCGTTCCAAAAGTTCCTAGCTAACCGACTGCGCACATCCACGATGGGCGTCAAGTTCGTAGTTGTAGAGAAGGGTGATCCAACACCTGAAGGGCTGAGCAAGGGCGAAGCTGCCAAGGCATGGGATCGTGCACGTGGTCTGTTCGTGCGTGATGACGCCACGGGTGCCCGTACTGTGTATGTCCGAGGTGAGAGCTTCGGTGCCGACCAAGGGGTCAACAACGTCACCGTCCTGCATGAGATCCTGCACGCCGCTACAGTGCAGAAGCTGTACCTTGGCCTCAAGGCTGACAAGCAAGGGTTCTCCCAAGACACGCAAGTCACCAAAGCAACCCTAGAACTGCGTCGGATCATGCGTGTGGCGCAGGATGAATTCTTGCGGTTGAACCGCAGGGGTGCTGTGCCCGAGGGTGTTGCTGCTATCTACGAAGCCACAGATGGCGAAGTGTTTGGTGACGTCCGTGAGTTCTTGGCTTACGGTATGTCTGATCCAGACATCCAGAACTTCCTGAACAACATTGAGGATGCTCCTGCGGCTGAGACTTTCTTCAGCCGGTTCGTTGACGCCATCCGTGACTTCTTCGGTATTGGCGAAGACCAGCACACAGCAATGACCAATCTGGTCAACGTCACGGACAAGCTGCTCAAGGCCAAGGTTGCTGGTGATCTAAAGTTCTTGGAAAAGACAGAGCAGAAGGATGCACAGAAGGCCGAGGCTGGGGCACAGAAGGTTAGTGCTGAGCGCAAGAAAAAGATGTCCGCTACCGAGCGCAAGATTGTGCGCAGCAGGACTGCTCAGGAGTTTGTGGATGGCATCGGCGTACTGACTACCCTGCGTGACCCCAAGCTGCTGATGGATGCGCTTGGCGCTACTGCTGAGACACTGAAGATTGCCAACTTGCGGGCACTATTGCCAGCACTGCAGACCAACATCATTGCAGAGTGGGGTGAGAAGCTAGGTATCAAGGGCTTGGCTGAGACATGGCGTGGCGTGCAGGACATGAGCGCAATGCGCAACAACATCATGATCTCTGCGTCCGAGATAAGCCAAGACTGGCTGAAGCTCCAGCCGGGTATTGTTGGGAAGCTGAAGGGTAAAGAAAACGAGATCACAGCCCTTGCGGATGTGATGCACTACTCCACGGATCGGCAGATTGACCCGACCAAGAGCACCAAGGACCCCGTGCTCAACAATATGTGGAATGACTTGAGTCCACAGGCAAAAAAGGTCTACGAGCAAGTACGGGATTTCTACAAGGCGCAGTACGACCTGTACCGGGCACTGCTTGACAAGCGGATTGCAGAGATGAACATCCCCGGTGATATCAGTGACCCTGATACCGCCAAGGGGCGCTTGATGGCTGACATCAAGAAGCTCTACGAATCCGGCAGCAAGATTGAGCCGTACTTCCCTCTGATGCGCTATGGGGATTACTGGCTGCGCGTTGGTAAGGGCAAGGGCTCAGAGTTCTATATGTTTGAGAGCCCGTATCAGCGGGAGATGTTCCTGAAGCACAGACGGCGTGAGTGGAGTGCTGAAGGTAAGACACCGGATGTTGAGAAGGGCAACAGCCTCGATGGGCTGCGCAACGCTTCTATCCAAAACAACGACGGTACGCTGCTCAAGCAGATCTTTGAGACCTTGGATGAGCCCGGAGCCACCAAGGATCTTGAGGCACTGAAGGATCAGATCTACCAGTTGTATCTGACCACGATGCCGGAGCAGAGTTTCCGCAAGCAGTTCATCCATCGTAAGGGCACTGCCGGTTTCTCGGGTGACGCACTGCGCAACTTTGTCACCTCGTCGGTAAACATGGCAAACCAACTGTCGCGCCTGCAGTATGGGCCGAAGTTGCTGCAGTCGATCAAACGTGCTGATGGCTCCTTGGAGGAAATGCCCAACAAGGACAAGTTGGAGATGCTGGTGCGCGAGATGCAGAAGCGCGTTGAGATGGACGTGTACCCAGAAGTCACGAATCCGTTCCTCAACGAAGCAGCCAACATTGCGAACAAGTCAGCGTTCCTGTACTTCATGACCTCGGTGAAGACGGCTGTCTCTCAGCTTGCTTCGCTACCTATATTCGGTTTCCCCGTTCTTGCTTCTCGGCACAACCCAGCAGCGGTTGTCAAGGAGATGAGCAGATTCATGCTCCTCTTCAACGAGTTTGGGGTCACCAAGAAGAACGAAGATGGGTCAATCAGCTTTGTTGCACCTACGATTGCTGAGTCCAGGGTGCTCACTGAGGAAGAGAAGCGTGCGGTTGAAGAGATGACGGAGCGTGGGCTGGCGGAAGTCACCATGACTTACGACCTCATGGACCGCAAACAAACTCCGACGACCAAGTATGCGGGTGCATGGCAGGCAACCACCAACGCTATGGGTGCGCTCTTCCATCACACCGAGCGGATCAACCGAGAGGTGATGTTCCTGACTTCGTTCCGGCTGAGTCGGAATGAGGGTAAGTCTTTCGAGGATTCAATCGAGCAAGCGGTCAGCGATACCTACGCTGCACTGGGTAACTTCACTGCTCAGAACCGCCCACGTGTGATGCGCAGTCCTGCCGGTCGAGTGCTGCTCCAGTTCAAGACGTTCCCGGCATTTGTCACCACCTACATGGTGCGTAATGCTTACCGTATGTTTGCGGATATGGACCCGGCTGCGCGTAAAGAAGCACGTATTCAGTTTTTCGGAACCTTGGGTATGTCCTTTGCACTTGCTGGGTACGTGGGTATCCCTGGTGCATCATTTGCCTTTGGCGTGGCGCAGTCAATCATCAACGCCATGAAGGATGAGGACGACGAAGACCCACTTGAGAAGCGTGATCTGGAGCTTTGGTTCCGCACCGTGTTTCTGCCCAATCTGTTTGGCGACTTCAAGATCGGTGACAAGAAGCTCGGTGAGATCCTTGAAGCTGGCCTGCTCAACTCCCTGACTGGCTACGAAGTGTCTAGCAGCTTGAACATGAACAATATGTGGTTCCCTGACTTGAAGGAGTCGGCCACGTATGCCCAAGGTGCAATAGAAACAGCTATGGCCTTCATCGGGCCGTTCGGTAGTCTTGTAGGTAAACAGTTCCCTGCAGCTATTGACGACTTCCAAGCTGGTCGCACGATGCGCGGGTTTGAAAAGCTGCTGCCTAACTTGTTCCGTCAGCCAGTAACCGCTGCACGGTATGCTGAAGAAGGCGCAACCACTACAACCGGTGCGCCCATCCGTGACCCAGAAGAGTTCACCAAGGGCCAGCTTGCCATGCAGGCGTTGGGCTTCAGAACCGAAGGACTTGCCAAGATCCAAGAGATGAACTTCAAGGTTGAGGCACTGCGGCAGAAAGTGCTACAAGAGCGGGGCAAACTCATCAACAGGCTCGACACCGAGCTTACGCAGGGCGATGAGACCGCAGCCGACAACGTCATGGAGAAGATCCTTGAGTTCAACTCCAAGAACCCTGCAGTGCGAATCGAAGCCGACATGCTTAACAAGGCGTTGCTGGCTAGGGCCAAGGCACGGATGACCTCCGACCGTGGCTTCAAGGTTGACGACAAGCTGTACCCGTATCTGGTGGAACTGCTTGACCCGTCCCGAGAGTTGCTTGAGCGCGAAGCCGCCAAGTAAAAAAGCCCCCCGGATTGCGCCGGGGGGCCAAGAAGGTAACTAGCCTTCATCAGGGAGAACGCAAGGCAACCAAGCTCTTGCCCATCCAGTGTAAGCTAGTCTCTCCAGACCCGCAAGCCACGCACCCCGTCCACGATCACTACCTTAGTGATAACCCTGATGCCATGCTTGCGGGTGAACTCCACAAGCTGCTCCTTGGCCTCGGTGCAGTTGACGCAGGGTATGAAGAAGGAGTAACCGGGCTTGAACTTGGCCCAGTTAACCCTGTACTTGACTGTCTCGATCTCCATTGCCGGCTTCCACGAATCCGTAGAACTCCCCCTTGTCAGCATCGAGTTCCAACACACGAACCGCAGGGGAGATGACCTTCATGCCCTTTGACAGGCGCTTGTTGATGGTGCCGACCATGATGCTCTTGGCTGTCAGTTGCTGGATCAGGTCCTTGTAGTTGATCTGCCGCTCGACGCAATACTTGCGGAATGCACTGACCGCTATGTACATCCTGTGTGTATCTGGCTCGTAACGTACAAGCAACTCGCCCTTGGGTTCCATCGACGGCAGTGCGTCCAGATTGGTCCGTGCATCGGCCATGCCGTTGACCACCAGAGTGTTCTGGATGTGGCTGTTCAAAAAGTCACCAATCGTTGAAGTGATGGCAGGCAGTGGAGGGGTGATCTCGCCACGCATCTCCTTGAGCATGTTGATCAGCCAGTCATAGATGGCCTTCATATCGTAGTCGTGCAAGCCAAGGCTCTTGGCGATCAGGCCCCCGGTGATGTTGCACGCAGCCACTGCCGACCAGAACCGCTCCCGACTGCTGAAGTTGACCTCCTTGTCGATCTTGGCCTGCACAGCCCGCAGAGTCTTCTTCACCTCGTCCAAGTTCTTGACGAGCCACTCGGCGTAAATTTCCCCAGCGTGTCCGTAGTTCTCAAGCAGTTGGTGATCGAACATCTGCTTGCCAAGCTCCATCGGGATGATGTCGGTCGGTTCAATCCTGTACTCAAGCAAGCGCATTGACTCACCGTCTGGGCTGTCCTTCAGAGCACCCAGTTTTTCGTAGAAGCTAGCGTTTGCAGAACACAGAGTCATGCTCTGCCAGCTTGTGAGGTTTATCCGCTCCTCGTTGGTGGAGGCTTTCATGCGGTTCTTGCCACGCCCCTGCGAGATGCTGTAGACCAGATCGGAGAACTCCTGCGGGGTGGTGTTCGTGATCTCATCAATCGTGTTGAGCACGTTGTTCATCACACCGAGGCGGTGCATCTTGGAATTGAACGTGTCCTTCCAAATTGAAGCCAACTCTCGTGGGTGCCCAAAGATGCTGTTCGCCACATACAGGATGGTGGACTTGCCCGAGCCTGACCGACTGTGAATCAAGTTGATCATCGCCCCGCTGATACCGGTGAATCTCAGCAAGAGTGAGCCAAACCCACTGAGTGCAGCAAACGCATGGGGCTCCAGCCCCTTGGCCTTATACAGATTGAAGACTTCCTTCCACTTCTCCAGCGACCCCACGGGGGCCATGCTCTCAACAATCGTCTTGGTTGCCGAGGACGGTGGGCTGTAGAACGTGCCTTCAATCGTTACTTCTCGGTCCCCGATGATGACCTTCGTGTCGTTGTCGGTCCAGCCAAATTGTGTTCTCATAATTTCAGCCTTGTGTGTTACCTGTAAGTTCTTGACGGACAGGATGAGGTAGTTGATGAGCATGTCCATCTGCTTGTTACCAGCAGCGACCCCGTGCTTCGCCAACTCTTCCCGTAGCTTTTCCTTGACCACGAGTGCCGACAGCGGCACCGTGAACTCCGATACCCCATCCTGCGGCAGGTGCAGTTTGATCAGCGCAACCTCCCCCATAAGTGGGTCACGCATGCGCTTGACTACGTAGATGTTGTTCTCGTATACGAGCTGCGGCTCTTCTTCCCCGCCTGGGACACGGAAGTAAATGGCTCCGTTCTTGGACCTGAAGTACGGTTCAGGGATCGGAGATAGTGGCCGAGCAGGTGCATCTTCTTCTGCCCCATCGCCGTCGTCAAAGTCTTCAGCGTCGGCAATCTCAGTGCCGAGCATGATGGGGGACTTGAACTTACCCTTGTGCTGGCACCCATCGCAGCCATTGGGGTTCTCTCGCTCAAACGTGGTGCAGAAGTGTGGGCCACCGATGTCCTCGGCCTTGGCTTCTGTCTCACCCTGCGTGTAGTTGGGGTGGCGCTCAGAGATCTTGTGGATTGCAGCTTCTCTGTCTACACAGTGTGTGGCTATGGACAGTGCCGAGCGCCACAGGTTGTAGCTGATTTCATCTTGGTGCTGATAGCAGTACAGCAGTTGGTTGCAGCCTTCTCCGCTGGCCGACTTGATCATGATGGTCTTGAACCGCTTGACCCGGTTCTCAAACATTGACTCCATCAAGGGGCTCAGGCGTCGGGGTATGAACTCCCGATCTTCTTCTGGCTCAGGGGCACTGATCAGTGCCTTCCACGTATCGTAGTCAGTGGTGTCGTAGTGTTTGTCAAGGACTGAAACATCGCATTTCAGTCCGTTCTTGAAGTTATACGTACCAGGGATGCGTAGAACTCTGGACGGCTCAAACACCGAAGTGTCCACAACAAGCCCCGACTCAACTGCTAAGTCACGCAGTCGGTGCGACAGGGCCACCCACATATTGCGTGGGATGGTGGCGCTCAGAATCCAGTAGAAGTGCAGGCCATAGCCTGAGTCCACCACGATGGGCCTGGGCAGCTTGTGCTGCTTAACGAACCCTATTACCGCTTGCAGTCCAGTTGCTTGGTCTACGTAGCCGGTGATCTTGCCGTCTTTGTTCGGCTGTGCTTTCTCCTCTCCACAGTCAATGTCCATCCACAAAGCGCGGAAAAAGCTAGCGTTCTGATGTGTGCGGTTGTCCTGATCTCCATACTTGGCGCAGCCAAAATATGCGTCGAACTTGTTTTCAACAAGCCACTCGATCTGCTTGTCAAAAGACTCCCTGTCATCGAAGAACTTCTGGCTTATGTACCTGCCGCTACCAAATGCGCAGTACCTCCCCTCCGGGGGCAACACCGCTGCAAGCAGATCAAAGCTGGTCATTGTTTTTTGGGGTGGCTAGGGCAGTACGGGGCCGAAGCCCCGTACCACTCACTAACGGATTGATGTCACTTGCACAAGGAAGTCATGTAGCTTTCGATGCGCTCGGTCATGCTTGCGCTAGGCTCACACTCACCCCAGAACCAGTTGTAAACGGTCATGCGGGTAACTCCAAGCTGATCAGCAACTACATTCACGGGCACATTCTTGGCTATGCAAAGCCTGCCAAGCGCAACACCCAACGACTGGCTGTCTGACCGTTTGTTGGCCTCAACCAGCCGCAGGCTGTATCCGTAGCTCATGCTTATTCCTCGTCACTCCAAGCAGCGACAACGTCGGCCAGCTTCTTCTTGGGGGCTGGGGCGTCATCTTCCTTTTTGGATGCACGCTTGGTCGGCTCAGGAACGTCCTCGGCTTCCACAGCCTTCTTTGCAGGAGCCGCTAGCGCCGGTTGTTTGCCCACACCATCAGCCTGGGACGGAGTCATCACCACAAGTGCCTTGACCTGCTCGGTATTGGCAACCTTCTGGGCAACTTCAAACTCGCCACGGTTGATGTACCGTGCCGGAGCGAACAGAACTGACTGGTTGTCGTTGTTCTCGTTGAAGCTGATGCGTGTGACCATGTAGTCCACGCTCTTGCCGTTGTTGCTGAGGTACTTGGTGTAGTTCTCAAACGTGTGGGCGTTGTTACCGTCACCGTCACCGAAGAGGGACTTGGATGCCAAGTTGATCTGATAGACCTCCCCTTGCAGGGAAGTATCAAAGTCATCCTCCAGCATCACCGCGAGTCGCCGTGAGTAGCGGCACGCCTTGGATTGGCCCTGCCCTGAACCCTTGATGTTCTGGGGGCAGTTGTCGCAGCTAGAGGCTTGCGGGTTGGCAGCACGTGCGTCAGGAGTACGCCCGTCGTTGGAGAAGCAGTCCGGCGCAGTCGGCTCGGCATCGGGGCTCCACGCCTTCATGTAGAAGATGCGGCCCACACGAGGTGCGGCGTTGACAATGATGACATTCAAGTCACCCTTGATCTTGCCCATCGGCTCACCACCGACCATCTTCGTCCAGATGCCGTTCTTGGGCACCAGACGCTTGGCACCAGTCTTACCCGCGAGGGTCTTGGTGAGTTCGCTAACCCCAGCTTGCTGCAGGAAGTCGGGGAGTTCTTGGTTGAGGAGTTGAATGTTGCTCATTTCACTTTGCTCTTCTAACGACCACGGTGTATTCCTTGTCCTGATTCAGACCTTCAGGCAAGGTGTCTGGGTTCTCTTCAAGAAACTGCTTCATGTTTGATTGATGAAGCCGCCTCTCCAGCAGGGCAAATGCACCATGATCTTTGATGAACCGGTACATAGATTCCCAGTCATTCGTCCAATACCGTGTTTTGATTGAACGGATGATCGTCCCTGCATTCGTGTTGATGCTGTTGACATCTAGCTTCTTGCAGACATCCAGCATCTTCTGTTCTATCTCTTTCAACTCTGTTGAAAGCTCACTGTCTAACTTCTCATACTCAGCTTTGAGTTCGTTGCGCTTGTCACGCACGCCTACGTACTTCGCTGTGAGATCACTGAGGGGCACTTCGCCCTGAACTTCTGATACGTCCATCGTTACTCCTAACATTGTTAGTCTGTGTGGAGAACCCACGCGACCTACTGTAGCCTACTTTTTTACTTTGTCAAGAGTCTTGAAGCTCTTGTCGGTAAAGTTCAACCACCTTCTCGTGGTTGCTAATGTTGCTGCGCAACATGGCGTACAGCTTGCTCTCCACCGGACTGCCCTTGATGTGCACCACGGTCATCGCGTTGCGCTGGCCTGGGCGGTTGATACGGGCGTTGGCTTGGAGGTAGGTCTCCACACTGGTCACGGGAGCGTACCAGACGATGGTGTCGGCGGCGGTTAGGGTAAGCCCGTGTGAAGCAGCTTGCGGCTGGATGATGAGGACCCTGGGGTTCTCCTTGTTCTGGAACTCAGTAACCAGAGCACTACGCTTGTTGACAGGCACATCCCCGTTGATGACATCACAACTGATGTTGTGCTTCGTGAGGTACTCTCTGATCTTGAGGATGGTGTGCGTGAAGGGCACGAACACAAGCACCTTGTGGCTTGCTTCCTCGATCACTTCCCTGACCGCTTGCAGTCGGCTGCTGGCGTCGAAGTCCACCACCCCGCCGCTGTCCGTATATATGGAGCCGCACGCTATCTGTAGCAGCTTGTTGAGCTTGACCGCTGCGTTCATGGCGGAGATCTCTTCGTCCGCTGCCTCGATCAACATCTCGTTCTTGAGTTCCTTGTAGAACTTAACCTGCTGTGCAGTTAACGGTGCTTCTCGATCCACATACGTGAGTTCTGGCAAGTCCAAGCACTGCGCTTTCTCAAACCTGATGGCAGGCTGCAGCACTTGGTGCACGATTGACTTGGCCGAGTCCTTCGGTGCCCAGCGGTACTGGGTCACCGGGTACATCACCATGTCTCTGAACTGGCCGAAGAACAGTGGCACGCCCTTGGGGTTGACCATCTTAGCCAGCCCGTATGCGTCAACTGGAGACTGAGCAGCGGGGGTGCCGGTGAGCATCCACAGACCTTTGACGTGCTTCATTACGTCCCGCATGGTCTTCCATCTGTCAGTCTGCGCATTCTTGTACGCCGACGCCTCATCGATCACCACAAGGTCGAAGCCCCCGTGGATGATCTCGTTCTTGACTATCTCCACGCCGTCAAAGTTGATGACGACGAACTCGGCTGGGCCGGAGACAATCTTCTTGCGCTTGTTTGAGCTACCGTAAGCTACGTCTACATGCCTGTGCACAGCGAACTTGAACAAGTCCTGCTGCCATGCCGAGTGCATGATCGACAGAGGGCACACAATCAGCACGCGCCGTACAAGCCCGAGGTTCATCAGGTAGTCGGTAGCCCATATAACTGAGGCTGTTTTACCTGTACCCTGCTCGTTGAAGCAGAAGGCTTTGCGGTTTGCCACCAAGAATGATGCAGTCTCTTTCTGGTGCGCGAAGGGCGAGAGCCCAGCGGGGCAGGGCCACTTGTACCCTGCCAAGTAATCAGTTCTGTCCATTTTTACCTCACTTCTAACACTCAAACCCACTAACTTACTGCGCAGCAGTCTTCACTTCTTCTCCCCCTTGTGATGCAGGTTGCGGCTACGGTTCTTTGATGGTGCTTCCAGCTTGTAGCCGTCCTTGTTGGAACCACCGTTGGCGAACGCTTTGTTGTGGGATACGTCCTTCCCAGTGCGGTCTACGCCCTTGGCATCTAGTGCCCTGCGGGCACGTTGGCGCTCCATGCGCTTCTCGTGTTCACCACGCTTCTTCTGCAACTCGTACTCGTGCGCATAAGGACGAGGACTCTTCGTGTATGGCATACCTAGCTCCTGTTGTGCTCACAACTCTTCACCGGGCAGAACCTGCACAGTGGGCCACTGACAGGGTTCCACACCCCGCTCTTGAATGCGCTCTTCAGACGGTTGAGGTCAAAGGTGGCGCTGTTCATGTACAACTGCACGTTCTCGGCAACGTGCTTCTTCTTCACAAACTCGTTGCTCACCACGAACAGCAATGCTGACTTGATCACCTTGATCTTGGGGAACTTGGCGAACACAGCCACAGCCATGTAGTCCAACTGTTTGGTGTCGGCGTACTTGGCGTTCTTGCTGGTCTTGTAGTCCACCATGTGGGCAACACCGTTGTCCTCGTCAACGATCAGCAAGTCAACAATGCCATGCCACCAAGCATTCGGCGCGTCATAGTCACACGCCTCCAGCTTCTCAGTTATCCCCATCTTGATCTCACAGTATTTCTCACCGGGGATCTTCTTCAACGCCTCAATCGTCGGGATCATGTAGTCGTACTTAGCCGGGATTGGGACACCGTCGGCAACGTGATCCTCAGCAGCCTTGTGCACAGCCGAGCCATACAGCGCGGACTCGTGCGGACGATCAACTACGTCCTTGGCTACCTTCAGATGGAAGTACTTCTTGGGGCACTGTTGAAAGGTCTTCAGACTGCTGTAAGACCAAGTCGGCATGTTCAACGCAATGTCTCCTTACCCTGCATGATTGCAAGCGAAGCGCTCAGGATACGCGCCTCCACACCAATCTTCAAGGCCAATTCGTTGGCGGCTTCGTAGTCTTTGTTAAGGCACAGGTCATGGCACTCACGTGCCAGCCTCTCAATGTTGATGAGGGGCATTGCATAGTCAACGATCTCAGCAGTCACCATAGCTTTTTCCATATCCAGCTTCACAGTTCAAAGGAAGTTCAGCAGCCCACCTGGGCCGTAAACGCATACACAACTCGACGTACTCTTTAGCCCGCTCGGCTTCATCTTCAGGGGCGATGCAAGCCACAGCATCGTGCACGGTCATCACCACTTTGTACTTCTTGGCAATCATGAGCATCTGCTCACCGATGACGATGCGGGCCAGAGCTTGGCAAACATTCTCCACCACCTTGCCCCCGTAGATGCGGTTGGGCACGGTCGTTTTCCCTTTCTTGGTGTCGTAGACGTACTCTGTTTTGTCTGAGTCTGAGTCAGGGTCCTTGCGTTTACGCAGGTTCGGATACTTCAGGTACAGCCCATTGGGCAGGAGGATGCCCCGCTTACCGTCCACGCTCAGGATGTCGTCGCGTCCGAAGGAGTCGGCGTTGTTGCCGATGATGGAGTCGAGGATCTTCTGTGCCCGCTTCCAGAGTTCAGGAATCCGAGGGTATGTTTCTCGGTAGACGTTGATGATGCGCTGGCACTCGGCTTCTTCCAATTTGACGCCGAAGGTCTTGAGTTGCGCTTGGAACTTCTTGGCCCCCATCCCGTAACCTGCACCAAGGACCGTTTGCTTGCCGACAAAGCGCTCATCTTTCGTAATCGCGCCAATAGCCTTGCCGTAGATAGCAGCAGCCATGATTTTGTAAACGTCCTCACCTTTTTCAAACGCCTCCACCAAGTCGTTCTGTCCAGCTAGCCATGCCAGAGTACGTGCTTCGATCTGAGATGAGTCAGAGTCAAGCATCACGTAGCCCGCAGGGGGGATGATCGCGTACTTCAACGCACC